CAGGCTGCTGGTTCCGCAAACGCCAACCTTGCTGGTTATGATCCAATCCTAATCAGCCTCGTTCGTCGTTCTATGCCAAACCTCATTGCTTATGATATCGCCGGCGTTCAACCAATGACCGCTCCAACAGGCCTTATCTTTGCAATGCGTAGCAGATACGACGCCCAGAATGGTGCAGAAGCGCTCTTCCAAGAGGCTTATGCTAAGTTCGGTGGTAGCGGCAATACATCAAACGGTGCAGCATTCTCTGCAACTGGTGGTATTGATCCAGTCGGCGAAACCGCTGGTGATACCAAAGGCGCTCGTGGAACAACCTTCGACATCAATTCATTCCGTGGTCTTCTAACAGGAGTCGCAGAAGATCTAGGTGGTTCTGGTTCGCTTCCATTCCGTGAGATGGCATTCAGCATTGAGCGTATTGCTGTAGAAGCAAAGACTCGCGCTCTAAAGGCTGAGTACACCACAGAACTCGCACAAGACCTCAAGGCTGTTCACGGTCTTGATGCTGAGGGCGAACTCGCCAACATTCTCAGCACCGAGATTCTAAACGAAATCAACCGTGAGTTGATTACAACCATCTATCGTGTTGCTAAGTCTGGTTGTCAACAAGGTGATCTAAGCACCGCAGGTCGTTACAACCTCAACACCGACTCAGATGGTCGTTGGTCTGCTGAAAGATTCCGCGGCCTCATGTTCCAAATCGAGCGTGAGTGCAACGTAATTGCTAAGGAGACTCGTCGTGGAAAGGGTAACTTCATCATCTGCTCAAGCGACGTTGCAAGCGCCCTTACAATGGGTGGCTTCCTCAACCTCGCCCCAGCAATGACTGCTCAACTTGACGTTGATGACACCGGCAACACCTTTGCTGGCGTTCTAAACAACCGCGTCAAGGTTTATATCGATCCATATGCTAAGTTGGGAGTTAACTTCTGTGTAGTAGGATACCGTGGTACATCTCCATACGATGCCGGTATATTCTACTGCCCATACGTCCCACTACAAATGGTAAGAGCCGTTGATCAGAACACCTTCCAACCAAAGATCGGGTTTAAGACTCGTTACGGAATGGTGGCCAACCCATTCGCTGAGAGCACAAACATCAACGCTCTCGGTGGCAACCAATATTACCGCATCTTCCGCATAGATGACCTCCACGGTAACACTGGTTTCGGACTCTGATAATTAGTTAACAGGGGAGAAGGATTGGGGGGAGTCGAAAGACTCCCCCCTTTCTGTTTAAATAAATACTAGTATGGCGACAAAACCAGATATAGATTTTGTATCGGACATAAGTAGACCAAGTAATCACAATTACTTAAGTAGTAACTTTTTTAGGTTGTCAATAGGCAGAGCACCAACTGTTGCGTATTTTGCACAACAAGTATCTCTTCCATCTATATCCTTGCTAGGATTAGAGCAGCCAACTACTCTAAGCACCACCGTTAAACTCCCCGGAAACAGTTATCAGTTTTCCTCTTTATTAGTTAATTTTCTTATTGATGAAGAAATGCGTGGTTGGAAAGAAATCTATGATTGGATCACAACAATAGCCAATCTAACATCAACTGAAAACACAGTAAAACACAAAGACAGAACATCTGATATAGTTTTATATTTAACAAATAGTTCATATAAAGAAAAATTTGAAATTAAGTTTATTGGTGCTTATCCAGAAAGTCTAAGTGAAATACCACTAAGCATTCAACAAACAGACAATGTGCCATTAACGGCTAGAGTTTCATTCAGATACACCTATTACGAATTTAAAGCATTGACATCTGTATAGGCTGTGATATAATTTCATTATGACTTTTGATGATTTAAAGGCAATGGTTCAAAAAGATATTCAGTTGGATCAAACACAACTGGATCAAGAATCAGCAAGAACCCCACAAATACACAACAAGTATCTTCTATTCTTCATGGAAGAAAAACTGTCTCTTTCCAGAATGACAAGCGAACTTGATATTCTGAGAAAAAAGAAGTGGTTGTATTTTAGTGGAAAGATGACACAAGAGGAACTGGATAAAGAAGGCTGGGATCAATTTGATCTTCATATTCTAAAACAAGATGTAGATCGCCTAATTGATGCAGACGATCAGATCATTAAACAAAGACTCAAGGTAGATTATCAGAGAGAAAAAGTTAATTACCTAGAGAATGTAATCAAGATTATCAATAACAGACAGTGGAATATTCGATCTATCATAGACTGGGCCAAGTTCACTAACGGGCAGTAAATAAATACTAGTATGCCCGATTTGATTATTGAGAATATAAATTCCGTTTATATAAAAATAAATTGTGACAGAGGAATTGCCAAAGAGTTAAATCAATACTTTACCTTTGCTGTTCCAAATTATCAATATACTCCGGCATATAAAAATAAAGTATGGGATGGACAAATAAGATTATTTAATCTATTAAGCCATACAATATACGCAGGTTTATTAGACTATGTGATCAAATTTGCCAATGACCGAAATTACACAATAGAATATCCAGAACCAATAGATAAAAAATATACAGAAGAACAAGTATCAAAGTTTGTAGAAGAATTTTTAAAACCAACTGCCAGTGGTAAGAGAATTACTGCTCACGATTATCAGGTAAAAGCCATAACAAAAGCGTTAACAAAAGAAAGAACACTATTGTTATGTCCAACAGGTAGTGGTAAATCACTTATTATATATTGCTTAATTCGGTTTTTTCTCGATCATATAAAACCAGACAAAAAAATATTAATAGTTGTCCCTACAGTTGGTTTGGTATCTCAAATGTTCAGTGACTTCACAGATTATTCCACAGAAAATAAATGGTCTGTTAACCGACATTGTTATACGATTTCATCTGGCAAAGACAAAGATACACACAAAAGAGTTGTAATTTCTACATGGCAAAGTATATACAAATTACCAAAAGAATTTTTTGATCAATTTGAAATGGTTATAGGAGATGAATGTCATTTATTTAAGGCAAAATCTTTATCATCTCTGATGTCAAAATTAACAGATTGTCCTATTAGAATAGGAACAACCGGAACACTAGATGGAACACATACGCACAAATTAGTAGTCGAAGGACTATTTGGAAAGGTTTTTCATGTTACTACAACGTCAACCCTTATTGAAAAGAATTTACTCTCAAATCTTAATATCGACTGCATACTATTACAGTATTCTTCTTCTGACATTGAAGAAGCCAAACGAATGCTGTATAAAGAAGAAATCAAATGGTTGATTCTTAATAATAAAAGAAATCGTTTTATTAAAAATTTATGCAGTAGCCTAAAAGGTAATACTTTGTTACTGTTTAACTTTGTAGAACTTCACGGGAAACCACTATACGAAACATTTAAAAAAGAAATAACAGATAAAGAAATATTCTTTATACATGGCGGCACAGATGTCGAACAAAGGGAAGATATAAGAAAAATAGTGGATAATCAAAACAATGCAATATTGATTGCATCTTATGGGACTTGTTCCACAGGAATAAACATAAGAAACATACACAATATCGTGTTTGCTTCTCCATCAAAATCTGTTGTTAGAGTTCTACAATCAATTGGAAGAGGACTGCGAAAAAGCGAAACAAAAAATTCAGTAAATGTTTATGACATAGGCGATGATTTAAGGCATAAAAAATATAGAAACCATTCTCTGAATCACATGGATGCTCGTATAAAACTATATACTAAAGAGAAGTTTAAATATAAATTGGTGTCTCTTCAACTCAAGGAGAAATGAATGTCTCAAACTTACAAAGTAATCAAACTAAGAAGTGGTGAAGAATTGATTGCAGAAGTTTCTGATTCATCCGATGGAAAGATGACGCTAACTCAACCAATGGTCTTTAAAACAATAGTGATTCCAGATCCAAATGGATATCCAAAAGAAGGAACTATATTAAAGAATTGGTTGGCATTTGGTAATAACGACTCAACTACAATACCTTTAGATTTTGTTGCAACTATTTTAGAGCCAACAACAGATGTGGTGAATCACTATCTCTTGGAAAAAGAAAAACAAAAAATTCAATATGAATCCAAACCAATAGAAGATTTTGCAAAACCAAAAAAGAAAAATTTAGACATAGCAGAATACGAAGAAAAACTTTCTGAAATGTTTGATTCAATATTCAAAGATCTAGAGGAAGAAAAGGTTAAAAGTTCTAAGCCAAAAGAAGAAGATCTTCCTCCAAAAGACCATATCATTCATATGAACATGATTTTTTCTCCACAGGTTTTGGCTCATATGATTAATGAGGGACTAATAGATCCCAGAGATATAATGGATATGATTCGTCATTTTGGCCTAGATGAAAAGAAAACAAAACGGCGCAAAAAGAAAAATAACCGCGAGTCTATTAATGATAAAAAATATACTGGGGAACAAAAAGACAGAGAAGATTTTGGAAATAAATGGACGGATTGGAATCCAGATCCAAACTCTGACGAGTATAAGTAACTATTAATTACTTAATATTATTAATATAGTCCTTTTCCCATACCTGACACAGAAAGTGTAATGATCTTGTCAAGACAAATCAAGTGATTTTTATTGATTTTTTTGAAGTAGATTATAAAATCTTCACATAGGAATTTATATAATGGCTAAAAAGAAAAAGAAACAAAAAGATGAACTACCCGTTTTGCAGGAAACGGAGAAGGATCATTACATAGACAACAAACTGTTTTACAGCGAGATGGTAGAATGGAAAAAGTTATGCGTTGAGGCAGAAAACTCAGATGAAGAAAGACCACCAATAACAAACTATATTGGAGAGTGTTTCATGAATATTGCAGAACATCTCTCTAGAAAAGTAAATTTTGTTAATTATCCATATAGGGAAGAAATGATATCAGATGGCATAGAAAATTGTTTGATGTATGCCCATAATTTCGACCCAGATAAATCAAAAAATCCATTTTCTTATTTTACCCAAATAATATACTATGCTTTCTTGAGAAGAATAGAGAAGGAAAAGAAACAAGCATATATAAAATTTAAAATGACCGAAATGCTTGATGATGGGGCTTTTCACAGATGGTTTAAAGAAAACTATTTTGAAAAAGAGAATGTCAAGGAAGCAATGTCTGAGCATTTCCAAATTAGCGAATCTGATATTCAAAAATTTGAACCAAAGAAGAAAAAAAGAAAAAGAAAAAAATGAAAATTGCAATCATTAATGATACCCACTTTGGCGCAAGAAATGATTCGCCATTGTTTTTGCAATACTTTATGTCATTTTTTGAGAAACAGTTTTTCCCATACTGCAAACAGAATGATATAAAAATAGTTTTACATCTGGGAGATTTGATGGACAGGCGAAAGTACGTCAATTTTCAAACATTGGCAGAAGTCAGAAAAAGATTCATTCAATGGTTCGAAGACAACAATGTTGAATTGCATTGTATTTTAGGCAATCACGACACATTCTATAAGAACACAAATGAAATAAATTCCATCAGAGAATTGTTTCACGAAAAATACCAATCAGTTTATCTTTATGAAAAACCAAGACTGCTAGAGTTAGATGGGTTTAAGATAGCAATGATTCCTTGGATTAATAAAGAAAATGAAAAAGAATTTCAAACATTTATCAAATCCTGTCCCGCCTCTGTAATTTGTGGTCATTTTGAATTAAATGGTTATGAAGTTATTCAAGGTATTAATTTTGAAGGGGGTATGGATGACTCTATTTTTTCGTGCTATGAAATGGTTTTGTCTGGGCATTTTCACGGGAAAACTTCTAAGAAAAATGTTCATTACTTAGGAACTCAATATCAAATTACATTTTCCGATGCAAGGCAGCAAAAAGGATTTCATGTACTAGATACAGAAACCCGAGAGTTAGAATTCATCGAAAACCCGGAAAAAATGTATCACATCATAGTTTATGATGATTCTAAACATGATCCTATGGGAGATGATTTTGATTATTACAAAAACTCATATGTAAAAGTTCTAGTAGCCAAAAAGAAAGATCCTGTTAAATTTGATCTTTGGATTGATAAGATGGTTCAGGCGGGAGTTATCAATTTAAATATTGTCGAAGAAATGATTGAAACTTCAACTGATACAGTTGATGTGGCTCAAGATACTATGAGTATCATCAATGAAGAAATAGACAAACTTGAAACTGTGGAAAATAAAGGTAAACTAAAATCTCTGATACACGAACTCTATATTGAGAGCCTTTCAGCATGATTGTATTCAAAAAAATTCGATTCAAGAATTTTGGATCTTTTGGAAACACATTTACCGAAATACATTTAGACTCAAGAAAAAATACTCTTGTGTCTGGAACAAATGGAAACGGAAAATCTTTTGCATTCCTAGATTCAATCACATTTGCTCTATTTGGTAAGCCATTTAGAAAAATAAACATTCCTCAACTTGTCAATTCAATTAATAAGAAAGACTGCTTAGTTGAACTTGATTTTGAAATTGGAACAGACAAATATCAAGTTAAGCGTGGTTTGTCTCCTAAAATCTTTGAGATCCATAAGAATGGAGAACTTTTAAATCAGGATGCAAAGAACAAAGATTACCAAGAGCATTTTGAAGAGCAGATTCTTAGAATGAACTATAAGTCATTTACTCAGGTAGTTATTCTTGGAAGTTCTTCGTTTGTGCCTTTTATGCAATTGCCCGCAGCAGATAGACGAACCGTAATTGAGGACATTCTTGATATCAATGTATTTACAACCATGAATAGCATTCTCAAGGGCAAGATTGCTGAAGCAAAGAATATTCTTGGAGCCTATGATTCTGACATTTCTCTAGAAACAGAAAAGTTAAAACTCAAAAAGAAATTTGTTGAAAGCCTAAAAAATAAAGAAACAGAATCGCAACAAAAACTTGCCGATAAGATCAAATCTTTTGAGGATGATTGTTCTAAGGTTGAAACCAAAAGAAAAGAACTAGAGAAAAAACTTGGTTCTATTTCTTTTGATTTAACTGCAAAGATAAAAACAGAGAAAGCAATTAAAACCTTTGAAAAACTTAAAACACAAATACAACAAAACCACGATAACTGTCATAAAGAAATTGGGTTTTATAGTGAAAACGATAATTGTCCAACATGCAAACAGGCAATTACTGAGGATTTTAAGAAAGAACAAGTAGGTTCCAAAACTTCTAAATTGCAAGAGTATGACAAAGCAATTGCAGAAATTGAAACTAAATTAAAAGAAGCAGAAGAACAAATTTCGAAATATGAAAAAATTCAAAACGAAATTGCAGATATTAAATTGGCTATTGTTCAGTCAAATATGTCTCATACCAATTTGACAAATAATATAAACAATCTTAGAAATGAATTGAAACAGTTTCTGTCGGCAAAGGCAAGTGGTGATGATATTGACATTGAAACGAAGGAACTGGAAAGCATTCAGTCTAGAATTGATTTAATCAAAGAAGAGCGGGGAAAGATTCAAGAAAATCTTCGTTGTATGGAAATTGCATCAATTCTTCTTCGTGATTCTGGAATTAAAGGCAAGATTATTAAAAACTATTTACCAATTATCAACAAGACTGTAAACAAGTTTTTAACGGCTATGGATTTCTTTGCTCAGTTCCATCTAGACGAAGAATTCAACGAGACAATTAAGAGCCGTAATAGAGATTCGTTTAGTTATATGAGTTTTAGCGAAGGCGAAAAGATGCGAATTGATTTGTCTTTGCTGTTGGCTTGGAGAGAAGTAGCAAGAGTTAAAAACAGTGCAAACTGCAATCTTTTGATTTTAGATGAGGTATTTGACTCTTCTCTGGATGCCGTTGGAGCAGAAGAGTTTATGAAATTATTGACTGGTCTAGACTCAAAGACAAACATTTTTGTTATCTCACACAGAGCCGACTCTTTAGTTGATAAATTTCCTACAGTTATTACTCTTGAAAAGAAAAAGAATTTCAGTAAACTAAATGTTGCATGATTTTAGCAACTGCTGAAGATTATTTGTCTATGGTTGAAGGATGGGAAGATCCTAATCCTAGACCTATTATTACCGTAGAAGAAGGTATACATGTTGTTCGTGATGATCTTCTTGGTGGTGGTTCTAAAATGCGGTTTATTGATCATATGATACAAACATGGCCATATAAAGAGTTTGTCTATGGTAGTTCTCCTGCTACTGGTTATGCACAAATTAGTTTTGCAAAGGCAGCAGCAAGACATGGGAAAAAAGCAGTAATCTTTATGGCTCAACGAGACATGAATAAACTTCATCCATACCAACAGGAAGCAATTGCATCTGGTGCTGATATGCGTTGGGTTCCAAATGGAATGTTGAGTGTTACCGAGAAAAGAGCCAAAGATTATGTCAAAGAAGATCCAATCAACCGTGTGTTGATCCCGATTGGTGGAGATCATCCTGATGTTTTGGCTTGCATTATCAAGGTTGCAAGATACAATATCGGTATGATTCCAGACGAAGTATGGTCTGTTGGATCTAGCGGAACACTAACACGCGGACTTCAGTTGGCTTGGCCATCCACTAGATTTAATGTTGTCATGGTAGGACATAAAGGGGACTACGGTAGAGCAAAAATTTATGAATGCAAAATTCCATTCAATAAACCAGCAAAGGTGCTTCCTCCGTTTCCTTCTGCACCAACATACGATGCAAAGGCATGGGAATTTATTAAACAACACGCAAAAGGTATTTCTCTATTTTGGAATGTAGGCGCATGAACAACTACGGATTTTACGAGCGAAATGATTATGTGATCAATTCAAAGATAAATGTATTCTTTGAAGATCTTCTTTCCATGACACCAACAGAGTTTGGTGATTGGGTAAAAGATATGCGTAAAGAAATTTTACACTCATGGGATACCTATGGCTGTCCTCCACGCACTGGGAAAAATGAATCTGATATCATAGATCAATTCAACAAGATGACCACATATCCTGTTTCTCAATTTACGCATAGTGATGAACTAGTGACTGATGGAACAGGGGATGATGTGATCATCAATAAGGCAAGAATTGGTGGAGAAGCAGATCAATGGTTTTCTAACATGATGAAAACCAGAATTAATTATACAGAAAAAGATAACGGTCATTCCGTATATGATTTATTCTCAGATGATAAATTTCACGATAGAGTTGTTCGGGGAGCAACCAGACACCTAAGAAGAGATTCTTTTTACAGACACGCTTTATCTGCCATAAAAAACAGCACCAAATATGCAATTGTTGATGTGAGCAGCGGAGAAGAATGGTTAGAAGCATTCTTTAGCAATCCTAACATATTCGAAGGATACGATTTTATGTTGGAAGAGGTATCTATCCGTGAGGGTTTAAACACCGGATATTTTCAGATCCAACAAAGTGATATATTACAAATAACAAAAGATCAGTTTATAAAGTGGAAACCAAAAATGTCATATAGGCACTATTCCACCTTTGACTCAGAGAATTTAAAAGATGATAAAGTTTATTCAATCAGAATTTATAAGAAAAACGAAAAAGTATTTCCTGCCGGATTTGCTTCTTTCAGGATTGGTTATATTCAAGTTGCTGTTAACTTTCCGCCATTAACTGCAAAATATCTTTATGAGAGATACACTGAACACATTTCAAAAGACAAACCAATTAACATTTACGACCCATCAAGCGGATGGGGTGGCAGAATATTGGGCGCCATGTCTGTGCGAGATGATCGTGTTGTACACTACATTGGTACTGATCCTAATACCGATAATCACTTTGCTACCAATTCTAGGTATAGCCTACTTGCTGACTTTTTTAACGAAAAGACTTACCGAAATAATCCATTCTTTAGTCACACCAACACATATGAAGTTTTCTGTGAAGGGTCTGAAGTTATAAAGGACAATCCAAATTTTCAAAAGTATAAAGGCAAAATAGATTTGATCTTTACTTCTCCGCCATACTTTAATAGAGAGGCATATTCGGATGATCCAGAACAATCATATAAAAAATTCAGTACATATGATTCTTGGCGCGATGGTTTCTTGAAACCTACGTTGGAAACCTGTGTAGAGTATTTAAAAAATGATCGATATCTTCTTTGGAATATTGCCGATCTGTTGATTGGTGGAGAATATCTACCTTTGGAAAAAGATTCCAGAGATATATTAGAAAACCTAGGCATGAAATTTCAATGTGTCTTAAAAATGGCTCTAGAGTCTATGCCTGGCCAAAATCGTCTAGATGAAAATGGTGTGCCCAAGTGTAAAAACTATTGCAAAGTTGACGGGACTTATCTAAAATATGAACCGATATTCGTATTCTACAAGCCATGAAACAAAACACAGAAGACATCTTTTACGGTAAAGAACCCACTTGGAAACATTGGACACCTGATGATTTCAAGGATATAGAGAAGGTAGCATGGTCAATTGCCATGTCTGCTAACTGGTACAACATTCGATACACCGAAAGAGACTATCGAAATGCTGTATTGGAATATGCGGAAAAGAATAAGATCCAAGATTGGCAATACATGAAAAAACTCGGAACAGATGTCTTTGCATTTCGTTCAATTGGAGGTAAGTGCAAAGCATCTACAAAGGGATGTATTTTGCCACCAATGTTTCAGAAAAATGTCGATGATACTATTTTGCAACTAATTGAAATGGGTAAGAAAGTTTCTTTCTCTGAACCACAAGAAGAAACAATTTCAGTTAGAGATAGAGTCAAAGCACAGTCTTGTGTATTGGCTTCCGAATTAGAAGAACAAATTGATGACTATTTGCAATATATCATTGGCAATAAATCAAACTATAAAAAGTTTGAAATGGAAGAGTGGTTAAGGTCAGCGGAGCCAAGTGGTATGCATTGTCATTTCATGTTAGAGAGTTTTGAACCAAGAGTTCAGGAATTAAACATGGCTCTTTTGGGAGAAAATAAAGAATTAAGAGAGGCGTATAGTTATATCACTAAAGCCCAATTAAGAAAACTTTATGATTTCCACAAAATGCTTTGTGATTATTTAAGACTTCATATTGGTATTATCAATAGCAACAGAAAGCCAAGAAAGAAAAAGA